TTACCGGCCGCTGTGGAGGCTAGGTCTGCGCTTTGCTCCGCGCCGGTGTTAGGAACCATCACCAGAGCAGTGGCGGTGGAGTTCACCCCGAGTGCGAAGCCAGCTTGCAAGGGCGGTAGCTCCAGGTCTAGGCCAACGCTTGATACAGGCGCCACGAATGCCCTGGATATAACCTCCTTGTTCTGCTGGCTGAGCATCGTCAAGTAATCCAAGGCCCGTTCGTGCGAAGCAGCCGGGAAAGGATCCCCTTCAACATATTCAGTCTGCTGTTCCTGTGGCACGTTGCGCAGAATGGCTACGGTCTGGGATGCCGTGGGCGCTACGGTGCAAATGATGCTGCCGCCTGTGGGGTTCCCAGCGCCGGTCACGGTGTAGTCCGAGTTGAGCACAAGAATAGTTTCGACGTACGCCTGGGTTCGGGTTACCTTCAGGTGCGTGTCATCCAGGAAGTAGAAAGGCACAGCCAAGGTGGCCACCCCGCTACCAACGTAATCGACTCGGGCTAGTTCGTTCTGGACAGCCATGTGATTCTCCATCGACTGGCCAGGTTATCCGATGGGGCCTGGGTACGTTAAAAGTGTAGGCTTTACTAGGTGCTTTTACAAGCCGCTGGGTCTGCCTAGTTTGACGTTAATCTCTTGCTGCATCTTGGCAATCGCGGCCCTGCGTTCTTCATCGGTGAGGGCTTTGTATTTGCCGTAGCCGTTGCTGATTTCGAACACGTTCTTGAAGGCAATGCGCTGGAAAGCCTCTGGCATTTTATCCCAGCCAGGAGAGTTGACCATCCGCGTCAGTTGCTGGTGCGCCATCTTGCCTGCCTCTTCGCCGAAGATATCGCGTTGCTCGGGAGTGAGAACGACCTTACCCACGCCTAAGCCCTCGGATCCAAGTTCGATATCCTTGGGCGCCTTGGCCGCGCCCACACCGAGCCGCGCCGCTTCAAGCCGAACCTTGTCGGTGCTCACGTCTTTGGTAGTGACAGGGGAAACGAAGCCAACACGATCTGGGCTTTCGATCTTCTCGCCGAAGGGATCACGCTTGGGCATAAGCTCTTGGCGCACGCCGGGGATTCGGTTAATGACGGCTTCCCGAACGCTGGAAACTTCCCGAGCGTAAGGGTCTAAGAGTCCGGCAGTTTGCGACACGAGGGCGGGGACAAGGCTGCCCGCCAAGCTCTGAGCGTATGCGGGAGCGAAGCGCTGTGGATCCGAGATAGCGTTCACCAGATTGGTGAAGCCCTGTAGGAACGTCTGATTGGTGACTGAGTTGGCGAATGCGGTTCCGACCATCTTGGGCAGCCGGTCTGATTCCCCGGCTTCCAGGTGCTGCCACACTTCGGCCATATCGGCGGCCATGCCGAGCAGGGTTCCGATAGGCTGGACACGCTGATAGCTGTACCACTTGCCGTCAATCTTCACGCTGTATGGCTGCCATCCTGCGGCCACCTGGATACGCCGCTTGGCCGGATCTGGATCCCCCGAGCCCGAGAGATGGCCCGAGAGCGCAAGGCTTGTGGCCGCGGTTGAGAGCCCGACGCCTAACGTCATCTCAGCGATAGCCTTTTGTGCTTCCGGGGTCTTCATCCCTTTGGCGAACGCGGCCCGATACTCCTGAAGGAAGGGCGCGGCAGGGGTAAGCCGAATCATTTCCTTGAAGATGTTGATGGGGGTCATCACGAAAGGGACGGCCCATTCAAGGTGGTTCGTCTTTACGAACTTGGACACGGACTTGCCGTGCTCTCCGAGTGGAGCCTGGAACGTGAAGCGCGCGCCAGCCTCTTCCACTGCTTTCGCCATGTTGTTCGGCATGTTCTCAACCGTCTGGGCCACGGCTGTGTTGAACTCATGGGTGCCAGGGTTGAAGCCTTCCTTGACAGCCTTTCGAGACGCAAGCGCATAGGCTTCGCCACGTTCGGCTGAGGTTCGGGCCAGCACGTCCATGGCTGAGAGCATCCGGAACGGTGTTCGAACGGCATAGCCAAACTTGCCTTCGTTGGCGATCATGTGAAGATCGCCCTTCGTGGTGGGCGCATCGTTCAAGAAGGTTTCCCGAACAAGCTTCAAGCTGTCCTTAGCGCCTTCGATGTTGCCCATGATTCGGGCCAAGGGCTCGGAGAAAGACACTCGGTTTTCAGCCCCGGTCATCGCGCCGATGGTAGCGCCCACCAAGTCCACGACTGGACGCATGGCGGTAAACGTGGTGTTGCCGATGATATTGGCGATCTGGGTGAAGGGGCCGGAGACTAGGCCAGCCTTGTAGACTTCCATAATCTTCTGCCAGTTCGTGGCTTTGTTGAGCCCACGGGAGAACTTGGCCAGGGCATCGGGGGTCTTCATATCCATGGCCATGCGGAGCACCGTATCGATGTTGCCCTTGGAGCCTTCCCAGAGTTGCACCATCTCAGAGCTTTGGTTAAGCAGGTCGTTCGTTTTCTTCATGTAGTTGAGCGCTCGGCCCACTTCGGCCTTGGCACCGATCGTCTCGCCCTGAACAAGCTGAAGAATCGTGAGCGCTCTGGCAGCATCGGCCTTCATCTGCGCCGTAGCGTTAGGCCCGGCTTCCTGGAGAATCTTGAGCGCTGCCCCTGCGTCGTTGATAGCGCCCGCTATCTGGGCGCCCTTCACATGGACCTGAACATCCAGCGGAATCTCGGGCCCGAAGTGTGCCTTGAGCCCTTCCACCAATTCGGTTCGGCTTACGCCAGTCGCGGAAGCTAGAGCATTGGCCTTGGCTTCCGTTTCGGCCCAAGGAACCGTACCGGCTTTCGCGTCGAACTCTTCCTTGAACACTTCGGACATTCGCATGGTTAGCTGCTGAAGCGATTCAGGCCCAGTCTGATACCTCATATGAATTTCGTGGGTCTGCTTAACGATTTGATCCGCGCCGAAAGGGTTATCGATCACCGCTTGAATCTTCGACCCTGGGAAGGAGTCTACCGCTGCCTGCTTGTAGCTCAGTTCCTCATAGACCTTGGGCAGTCCGGTAGGAGCCGGTTCGCCTTCGGCCACCTTGGGAGTCTCGGCCTTCAGTTCTTCCATGATCTTCGGTTCGATCAACGAATCCTTGTAGACTTCGGCAGGCGTTTTCCCGGTCTTCTCGTAAATCTTCTGGAGCTTGGCTTCGATCCTGGCAGCGTTCAGCTTGGTCGCCGCTGCCCCTGCCACCTTCATGCCGCCAATCAGGATGGCCGCATTGGCGAAGTCTTCAGCTTCAGGCAATCGACCTTGAAGCGCTGCCGGAGCCACGACCATCGTTCCGTATTCGCCTAGCCCTGAAGCCGCTGCCACGATCCGAGCCTCGCCCCGAGTCATAGCCGTGGCCGCGCCCTTGGTGATGGCGTTGGTGGCCAGTTTGCCTGCTGCCGCGCCCACGCCTGCGGTAGCGCCGCCAACCAAAGCGTCTTTGCCTGTGGCCTTGAGCACGATGCCCACACGATCCAGAAAGTCGAGCGTGCTTCCGCCCTGCTGGGATTGGTAATACTGCATCAAGCTTTCGCGCACCAGAGTGGGGGCCGCAAACGCCCCGGCTCCACCGCCCACCGCTGCGCCTACCACGTTGCCGATAACCGGAACCGCTGTGCCTGCTGCGCCGCCAGCCGCACCACCCACGAATGCGCCCGCGACCATCTCCGGAATTTCAGACACAAGCCCTGCTGCGCTTGAGGTGAGACGCTGTGCCCAGGTGGAATGGTGGGGATCTAGCACGATGTCTGGTAATTTCCCTCTGCCTATAAGACCTGTGGCCGAGCCCTGCAACCCGGCTTGAACGGCATCGGACAGACCTTTGGCAAACCTTGGGGCCTTCCCCCGGTAAACCGGAACACGCGATCCTGCGGGCTTCTCGTCATCGAAAACGAAACCGCCGGGTGCTGCGGGGGCCTTCTCGTCATCAAAGATGAACGGATCCGGCATCACTTACCCCCAGTCCAAAACTTGCGTAGCGTCCTGCTCACTTGCTTAGTCACTACCGACTGTGGGCCTGAAGGTGCGGGAGCCGTAGGAATTACCACCTGGGTAACGTCCGCGCCTTTTGCGCTCCAACTTGCGCTAACCCTCGGGTTTCCGCCTAAGTAAACCTGCGGCCCGTGGCCGAGGCTGTAAACCGAACCGACGGTAAGAGCTTCTCCGGTCTGCGGGTGAACGGGCTTAGCGGCTGCCTGTTCGTCGGCTTTGTTCACCGCTTCGACCTGGGCCCCTCCCACTTCGTTCATGGCCTGCTTCACGGCGGCTTCAGAACGTGCGTCGGAGAACATGTATTCCTTGGACATGGGGTCCACCAAAGGGCCGTCGGGCTTGCCCGCTTTCTCATATTCGTACTTCTTAGCCTCGTAGGCATCGTAAACAATGCCTTTGGCTTTCTCCATAATCGGAACACCCTGGATACGATCGAAGCTCGCTATACCTCTTTCGATGGTTCTTTCGGCCCCACGGGTCGCCTTCTTGAAAGCAAGCCCGAACGAAGTTGAAGCGTCGTTTTGGATGTAAGCGGCTGCACTCTGAAGCCATTTGTGGGATTCAGGGGATAGCTTCCCGGCCATCACAGAGTCATTGGCCGCCCGCATATTAGGCGAGTTGTTTTCCCGCGCCTGGCGAACGAAGTCTTGGTACAACCTTCGGCGTTCGTCCTGGTCATTCAAAGACACGCCCGCTTTCCGGCGCTCTTGATCGGCCATGAAACGCATGTAAACGGCGTACTTGGTGTCGCCATCCATGGTTTCGTCACTCGCCAGGGCTTTCACGTCCATTCGCCCGAACTTGTTGGCGTTAATAAGCATCTGCATAGCCCGGTTAACCGAAGCGTCGGAAGACTCTTTCTTCTGCCTCTCAACTTCTTGACGTGTCCACGATTGCATCATCCGGCTGCGTTCCATAGAACGAAGCCCATAGGTGACAGCTTCTTCTTGCTGGTCGGCAGTAAGCAAGTTGAAGCGCTCGTCTTCCGTTCGCACGGGCTGTGTGCTCGGGGGAACGGGGGTGTTGTTGCTCGGGATCTGCCCCGCATTCGCCATGACAGTTTCCACATGGGCTTTGGTTGCTTCAGGAAGGTAGTCTCCCCAGTAGTCGCCACCCATGCCCACGGCAAAGTCCACCAATTCGGTGCCGCCCTGGTAGGCAGCCACGGCTTTCGCCACGTCGTTGTATTTCACGCTCAAGTTCGCCATGATGCCGCCTTGAGCTTCAGGCGTGTTGTTCGGCAGCGCATCGTGCTGGGCCATAAGGACATTGGCCAGAATGTTTTTGCTGGCAGCCACGGCTGCGAACTCTGGAGCCTGGGCCATGGTGGCTTCGGATATCTTGATGGCGCCACCGGGAACTGAGCGCTTATCCATCACAGATTCGTAGGCTCTCAAATCCTTGAGCACGTTCCCCTTGAACACTACCGGGCTGAATTGGTTCCTATCGGCTTGGGCCTTGATGTCCGCCAGCGACGCCACCCGCTGGACTTCCAACTTCATGGCGTCCCTGTGGGCCTGATTCACTTTCCAAAAAATCGTTGTCTTGTCGTTAAACGTGTCGTCGATCTCGCGGAACGCCGAGTTAACGTCTCTCTTGGCCCTATCCGCAACGGAGGACTTCAGCGTGCCCAGCATGTTCACTGCGGCTTCGCTGTTTAGCTGAGCCTGCATCGCCATGGCGCGGCCATTGTATTCCGTGGCCATGTTGGCGGCCATGGACTTGAACAGGTTCGCGCCCGTCCGAGTCTTCACCGATGCCGAGGCATCCTTCGTCCACTTCTCAACGTCGGCCATGACCCTGGGCGCAAACGTATCATCGCCCGGCTGGGCTTCGCGCCTACGTTCTTCCAGGTTCTTATCCCATTCAGCCCGAGCCTTGGCGAAGGTGACATGCACGTTGGTGGTATCCATGGCGGTATCCGCTGCCTGGATCGCATCACCCATCTTGTCTACTTGATACCCGAGTCTTTGCGCGGCTTCGCCGATTCCAGCGCCGAAGGCGTCGGGGTTCGCCTGAGTATTTAGCCCTCCTTGGGCGATGACCTTTTCTTCATAGCCTTGAATCTGGGGCATGTTGCTGTTCCTTTATCTGCCGAACGAAGGCACCGAACTTCCATAGGCTTGGCCGTAGCCCTTGGCAATCGAGCCCGCCGCGTCAAAATAGCTCGAAGTCTTGGCGTTGCTGGCACTCATCATGTTGAGCCCAGCTTGATCCGAGAACCCCATGGCCTTCAAGTCGTAGTTGTATTTGAGCGTGAGCGCATCAAGGGTCGAGTTTCGCACGCTCTCAGCCAAGACATCGGTGGGGGATCCCACGCCAACGTCCACACCAGAGGCACCGAAGGAAGCAATGGCCGCGCCCATACGTCGCTGCGCATCCCGCGACTGCATCTCGGCAGCCGCTGCCCCTTGAGCCCTGGCGATCTGCGCGTTTTTATCCGCCACCTGCGCGTTGTATGTGGCCGAGGCTGCTTGGGCCTGCCCCTGCTGAACTGCCCCTGCTGCGGATATCGCCGCAGCAATCCATGGAATCGCCGCTGCCATTAGCGCACCCTCGCGTAAAGAGCGCTGTCGCCACCGTCAATCCGGTGGGCCTTCATGCACTCAGCTTCTAAGGTGAACCCGAGCATTTTCAGCCAACGGTGGCCGGGCTCAAATTCGCAAGGGGTATCTGCTTCGATGCGCCGGTAAGGAACGATGTCGAGCATCCGCTTTACTGCCCGGTGCAGAGCCACAAAATGGGCGCCCGCGTCGATATCGATCATCATCCAGGCCAAGCCACGATCCGCCCAAAGTTCCACCACCCCGCCCACGGCCAGAATCTTTCCGTGGTAAAACGCTGTGAAGGCAAACTCACCTTCCAATCGGCAAGCGTAATCGGGAGTTATGGCCTGTGTGCTGTACGCCTGGCCCTTCTGAATACGAAGATCCAGAAGATGCGTGGCGCGATAGGGCACGATGGAAATCATGTTCGATCCGAAGATTCTAGTTGAACCATGAGCATGGTGATGTTGCAAGGAAGCGGGTCGCTCGTCTCGAAGTATAACTGCCCATCCGTGGAAAATGTGCCCTCAACTGTCCAGCGTTTGTCGCCTGTGAACAGAGGCACCGGAGCGTCCATCGGGTCGCCATTGTTCCTGAAGGGCTCGGGGTAAGTGCTGATACCCGGGGCCGCCGAACCGAGGCTGAGCGTATTGGTCTGGAAAAGCCGGAACACGGATTGAAACAACCGCTTGAGTTTGCCTTGGGTGGGCCCATCCGTTCCGCCTGATTCAATGCAAAGCGTCTTGGCCCGGCTGGTGTATTTGAGCCCCACTTGGGCTTTGTCAGCGGTTCGGGTTAGGGCGGCCACACCGGAGGAATCGACTACGACATCAGGGTGGGTAGCGCCATCGGCCAAGATCGAAACCGTCTCGCCCTTCAGCCAGGTCAGGCCGGTGATGGAAGAGAACGCCGAGCCGGTCTGCACGCCGCTGGAATCAAGGAACACTCCATCTTCCACGGCATCACCATCTTCCCAGGACTTGGCGGAAAATTCGATGGTTCTACTTATCGCGCCATTGACGTATCGGTTGACGGCCAGCCAAAGCGTGTCGCGGGAAATGTCAGGGCTCGGGATGCAGGCCACGCTCTCAACCAAGGGCGCCGCAGTTTTCCCAGCGTTCGAATACCCACCCAGGCTGTGGCCGTGCCACGCGACGACTTCTTGATCCTTGTCGTAGGTGACGCCGATCAAGGCGCCGTCTTTCCTGGCGGCCCAGATGACCTGCTGAGGCGCAAGCTGCACCGTCATTTCCTTGATTCCGCCCTTGGTCAAGTGTTCGCCCACCAAGGAAATGTCGGGCACCTGGAACGTGTTGTAGGTGAACTGGTAGAACAGTTCGCGCAGCTTTCGGCCCGTTCGCTGGATGAACATGGTGGCCTTGCCCACGCGCACGGGAGCCGCTGTGGAAGATCCGTAATTGCTGATCTGCTTGGCGTTTACGTTCGTTGGCGTAATGGCCTGCTGGGCGCTACTGGGCGAGATGATCCACTCGCCGCCTGCGGTCCCGGCCATCAAGCCCCACTCGTCTGAAGCCAGCCAAAGAATCGAGTTGACCGTTCCAGAGTTGAGGGAGAAAGAAAAGGCGTTGCTGTCCACCACGGTGCCGTCTTGATTGGTGGGCGAGAAGCCCTCGTAATCAGCCGTAGCCGATGCGTTTACCTGGTTAGGGGTGTTCGCCGCGCCCGCTAAGCAAAGCCGATCCTGGTGGAACGTGACGCAACGGGGGTACCCGTCTGCCGCATTCCACAAGCCCAGACGCCAGAAGGTGGTGGTGGAAGCCACCACCCCAGCCGGAGCCGTAAAGGCAACGCCTGGGGCAGACGTGTAGCCCGACCCTGTGACAGCCACGGTGACAGCCACAACCACGCCGTTATTCAATGTCGCGTAAGCGATGGCGCCCGCGCCGCCCCCACCAGAGAAGGATACGCTGGGCGGGGCCACACCATAGCCACTGCCGCCATCCGTGACTGAAACGCTGAACACGCTGCCTGCGGAAATGTTGGCGTCTGCCGTGGCCGTGGAAGGGAGGCCCGTCCCGGTGGGCGGCTGAATTTCCCAAACAACCTGGGTTGGCGCGGTGTAGCCGACGATGATACCCCAAAGCCACACGCCGCCACATTTTATGCGCAGCAAACGGCCCACGTCATCGGGCCTAAACCCAACGCCGCCGTTTATCCCAACTATCGAACTGGCCACCACGAAAACGGTTCCGGTGGAAGCCGAAGGCGTTAGCGTGGTGGGGGAAATGTTGATGTTGTTGTATGGCCCGTCCTGAAAAGCTACGTCGCTGATCAGCCACTTGGTAGCGCTTGCCCGCTGCAATTTTCGGGGTGGGTGGTCTGGGTGCGTGATGAAAAGTGTGTCGGCTGACTGGGCGAAGTTGAGCCCCCACACGTCTGTATCGGAATACGTTGTCGGGATATCCAAGATAGCGCCCGGCAGCGGATGCCAATAGGTTACATCGGTGGGCAGGTTCCCTGTAGTAGCAGCGATGCAGTAATACTGCGCAGCGCTGTAAGTCACGATGTCGCCGAGAGTGTAGGGCAAAGCGTTGTTGTAGTTGTTCCCGGTGGTAGGGGCCAGCAACTGCCCTTCGTTAACGAAAATCCGAATGTAGCCGTTGCCAAACTCTAAGACGTAAGACTGATCGATGCTAAATTCAAACTTCTGGAGCCGTGGCGCGTGGGCCTGATCCTTCACCATGGCGGCGTAGCGGGTTCCGGCGCGGCGTGTGAGCCCACCCTGCTGAAGCGGAACGAAGTTCAAGCATTCAGCCAAGCCGTTCTTGTACTTGGCCAGGTCGTAGCGACCTTGCGCCAACGGCGACCATTCGCCGCCGTTGAAATTGCTCTGAATCCAAGTGGACTTGGCCACGTTAATACCTCACGAGCCAGTAAGAATCCTCGGGTGCTTCGGCGGATCGTTGTTCGAAAGCGTTGTTGCGTCGGGCTTCGTGGATGGTGTCCTTGTAGACTTGGCCCAGCGTCGCCTTCTTGCTGTTCGAATTGGTGATGGCTTCGCACATGATGTCGGCCATGGCAACTCCTACCGCGTCATAGAACGCTGGATCCCACTGAGACACGTCGGTGATATCCGCGATGTAGCGAAGCTTCAAGGGCCCGGCGAAGTTCGAGAGGATCTTCCTACCCTCAAGCGTCCAGTCGTTGGAAGGGTCATCGTTCGGAATCAGGACTCTAAGGCAATCCGATGGGATCTGGTAGGCGTATTGGTAATCGAAGCTGGGCGCCGTGACATCGGCGGAAAGCTGGGCCCGCTTAATGGCGAAGTTCCAACGGTGCTTGCGCAGTTCTGCGCGTCGGCAACCGTCATAGGCCAAGTTGCATTGCCTGGCTTCCCGGCTGTTATCCAGAATGTTAGCAATTCCAGGGACGCCCAAAAGCTGGAGAGCGCTACTGCAAAGATCGGTCACGCTCTGAGCCACGGTGCTACCTCCCCATCAATGATCCCATGTTCGCCATCATGTAAACAATAGGCGGATTCGCGCTAGTCACTGGTGGGACAGGATCGCCTAATTTTTGGAAAACCTTCGGCTGGAAAACAACCGGCTGGAAAACGGATCCGGCAGGCGCGGGCATCGGACTACTCCCAGCCGTAAACCGGAGTAATCTGGCTTACGATGGTCCCAGCGGTCAACACCGTGCCGACGTGGCGTTTGCACACCTGAACGAACTCCCCTGGGTTTACAAACACCGGGGCATCGCCCAAGTCCAGGAACGTGACTTGCTGAGCGATGGCTGTGTTAACCGCCTGTGCCGCTGTGATCTGCTGCGTGAAGGGTAGCACAATTCGGACAGGGGCTTTGGTAGCTGAAGCGCCGCCAGCGTAGGCGTTGTTGAGCGACACCGTGGTATGCCCAAAAGCCAAGAACCACTCGACCGTGAGGGGCCCGCCTACCAGCACAGTCTGAACGTAGCTCGAAAGGTAAAGACCACGCAGAACTAGTCTTCGTCCTGATAAGTTGACCGTTCCCGTAGGCACCTGGAACGACATAACGATGCCATCGGTGTTGACAGCCAGCGTGGCCGTTTCCCAGAATCGCCCGCCCAGACCTGTTCCAAGTGCAGCGGTGGTGGTTGTGGGAACTGCAGGTGTTGGGTTGGCGCTGTTTCCGGTGGTGATAGTGCCTGTAAGAGACAGACTTCCGATGGTGCCGCCGGACAGCCCCTGGTAGCTTCCGTGCATCCGATTACCGAGGGACGATGCCGTGGAGGTCAAACAGCCCATTCCGCCCTGAGTGATCGTGTAATCGTTGAGGGTAAAGGAAAGGGCCGCGCCAGCCGCGCCACCTGTGATCGCGTGGCGAACACTGAAGGGAAGAGAACCCGACATAAACGGCTGACCCTGACCTGCGGGGGTGGCGATGTTACCGTATCGCGTACCGTCGATCCAGAACTCAACTTCACGTTCACTGATGGTTATGATGAATTGGTACTTCTGGCTGTTGACGTAAACGAAAGGCGCGTAAAAGTTTACTGGGGTCTCAGTGCCGTTTGAGTTGATGACGCCGAACAGGCCGGAAGCGTTGAGCCGGAAGTAAGCGCCGTCAGTAGGTGCCCACGGGTTAGCTGCAGCCCGTGCGAACATACCGAAGTCAATAACCGAGTTGCTTGTGGGTTGGGCAGTGAACCCGCCTTCCACTTCGCAGTATAAAGAAGCCGCGCCAAATACCGGGAATAGTGCCCAGGTTCCGAAGTTGGTTCCAGTGGTGTTGGTGCTGATGTTGCCGCTGTTCGTAGTCATGCCTGCGGCGTTCCAAGCATTCGCCATCGTGGTGTTTAGGTAGAGATGCTTCGCTGTGTTTTGCGCCGTGTAGTTAAATGTCTCGGTGTCGTACATGAAATCTTGGCTGACACGCAAGCGGTAGTCATCGTCCGTTTCAGGAGACAGAAGATGTGGAGTGCCGCTGATATCGCCAGCATCCACCTCGCTGAACATGCGAACACCACTACCATTCAGAGAAGGCGCGGTGGCCAGTTCAAAAGTCGCCAGGACATTTGCTTTTCCTGCGGTGCTGCCACCTGAGTCTACAACGGCCATGGATCACCCCACTGAGTAGTAAATTTTTCTTTTCCCGACTACCGGGCCGGGAACCGCGACCACGTTCAAGTTAATGCTACCGGCATTTCCAGAGGCAGACATCAAAAGACCGTCCCACTCCATATCATCGTTGCCCACTCGCCCGGTAGCAGTTGACGAAGACGGACTAACGCGCACCTTAGACGCGACCGAAACCGAAGTGTCCACTATGGTGAAGCTCTTGGCGTAAACCGGCTTTGTTCCGAAATCAATCTCTGCGTCGAACAACGTGGCGCCGCTGCCGGGAGTGGCGGAAAAAGGCGTGGCGAAAGCGGTGTCAATCTGGGTAGCGGTGGCGGCGCTTTTCAAAACAATGATGCGCCCCACCAGTACGCAAGTAGCAGATATCTCTGCGGGCAGCGATGCAGGAGGAACTGCTTTTTGAGCGTCCGTTAAATTGTAGTCGCCTCGGCCAAGGATTATGTGAGCCCGGCTAACCCCGGCGTCCACCGTTCGGTAAACGAAGTTAACCGCGTATCTCGGGGGCAGCAATGCCACAAGATCGGTTCCGTTGTCGTATTGCGTGTTGTTGTATTGCGTGGCTGGAAATTCTGTCCACACTCCGGCGACGTGCGCGTAAAGCGTAAACGTGTCAGTGGACGAATTGAAGGCGCTAAGCGTCTGGCTGGTGGCGCCATACCAAATAACCCCTGCTTCGATAAGCACGGTTCGGGTAGCCGCTTCATCTAAGCTGAGCCCCGATTGCCTTCGGAACCGTTCCGTTTTTACGATGCTCTGGTGTATTTTGTTGCTTAGGGCAACGCCTAGCTTGTCCCACGATAGTGTAGTTAGCTCGTTGCCCTGCCGGAACATGGTGCGCACCGGAATCACGGTGGTTTCGGTGATGACGTTCACGTTGGTGACTAGGCTGAGAACGGGAGCCCCACCATTGTAATCCGCCACAAGATAACTGGTGACCGAATCGCCTGGGGAGAACAAGCCGCCCGCTATAACATATTTGTTGGGAAGTCCTACCCCGGCCACGTTATCCGACAACGTGTAATCGCCGGAGCCTACCGTGAAGGTGCCGTTTCCATTGTCTGTATATGTCGGCTCCACAACCGCGCCGTTGGATAGATACGGATCGGCCAACGTGTGATCGGCGTTCCACTCGTTCGTTCCGACCGGATAATCGGGATCATCCGGTACGACAACGACAGTGCTGTGGGTGACTTTCATTTAGGCACTCAAAGCGGCTTTGACAGCCTTGAGCTTGTCTTGCATCTCGGCTTTGATCTGGGCAGCGGCGGCCTTGTCACCTTCTGCTTCGGCCTTGGCCGCCAGCATTTGGGACTCCAACGCCTGGAGAGCGCTCGTCTTGGCTGAGTATTCGGCTTCGTGTTGCGCTTCCTTGGCCGCCATTTCAGACTGGCAAGAAACGATAAAGAGCTTGGCCTCGTCTTGCTCTTTCTTCTGAGCGTTGAGCTTGGCTTCGATGGCCGCCAGCTTCTCAGCCTTGACCGCCTGTTCTGCTTCCTGCTTGTCCAGCTTCTCGGACAGAACCACCATCGCGCTGTTCGCTTCGGCCAGCGCTTTCAAGGCAGCCTTGTTTTCTTCGGCGGCTGCGCTAAGATCCGCCACCCACTTCTCAGCCCGTTTGATGTCGCGGAACAGAGCGATGAGATCCGACAACTGGCTGACGGCGGCTTCGGGGGGAAGATTGGGCTGAAGCATGGCGGATTCCTTTTAGCACATTTCCCCGATGCCGGGGTCGCGTTCTTTTTTGATGGGATCTTTGGGCGTGGGTGGCGGTGGCTGAGGCGGTGGCTCAGCGTTGGTGCCTGCGGGCTCTTCGTTTTCGATCACGGCTTATACTCCTTGTTCAATCTCGCTTCGATTGTCTTGATACGCTCGTCGGTTTGCGCTTGCTCTTTTTCGATTACGGCTAGGCGGGAATGGCTGTTGTAAACCACGTCCCGCATAGCGCGTAATTCGTAAGCGTTCCACCCGATCAGGAACATGGCTATGGAACCCAGTATCCCAAACGCCAATTTTGCTGCATCTTCCCAAGCCATGGTGCCGTCCGAAGTTCTTCTTGCCGGTGGCATAGGTATCCCTTTAGGTATTGGTGATGTTGGCTACTTTGTAAGCAGCCCCTAAAGGGACAGCGAAATACTCAGTGGAGTTTGCGGCCAGGCGGCGCGAAGCCACGGTGGCTGAAGGGTTGGTTCCGAACTCGATGCTGCAAATAGCGTCGGTGTGGATACGGACAAAACGCGTTAGCGCATTGAACGCTGCCGACTGGGCTGTGGATGCGCCAATGGCGACGGTCTGACTGGCCGCCGGGGGTTCGTCGGCGACAACCATTTGAAAGCCGGAAGCGTCACGACCTTGGCGGGAATACTCGGTGATGTAGAGAACGGCCATTGGCTATCCCCTTACAACGGAATGAAGTTCTGATTGGTGATGAAGGCTTCCAGGTTTTCGACTGCATTCAAAACCGCTTGCTTGTCGGTGACTTTGGTTCCGTCAACCACGATTTCAATGCCGGTGCTATTGGTAGAAGTTCCCACCACGGCAGTGTCGATACCCTTTCCGCCATTGATTCCGTAGTAATAAGTGACCATGTGGAACCTCCGGATGAGTAAAAAGGGCCGAAACCGAAGTCTCGGCCCTTCGTTTGCAGGGACTTAGTTGGGCAGCGAGTAGAAAATATCCACGCACAGATTCCCAGAGGAAGGAGCCGTAGCAGCCGCCAACGTGACGATGACCTGTTCTTCGGCGGATAGCGGGCTAGCCACTACCGGAGCCGTCTTCCCGAAGAACGTGGGCGTGTCAGTGGCGGTGAAAGCGGCCGCAGCCTTGTACTTGGCCGTGGTCCCGGTGATACCGATGGCGATGGTGGTGGAACCGGAACTGGTGTCGGCATTCAGCACACCGTAAGCGAACGTCGCGCCAGCGGGAAGAATCCCGATAGTAAGCGTGTCGGTGATGGCTTGACTTGCGTAGGTAAAGGAAGCACGCAAGCGCTTGAGCCGCGCCTGGTAGACGGTGGCCGTGGGCTTGTAGCCCGTGGGGGCCGCGGTCTGATTGGCCGTGGAGCCCAGTTCAGTGGAGAGGTAAGCGGTCATGGTCGTGTCTCCTTAGACAGTGGTGATGATGCCGCAGCGCTTCTCTTCCAAGCGTGCGCCGCCAAAGGTGCCAGTGACATAGACCTGGGTGGAATTCCGCTTGTCAGGGCGGCGATCCACGGTGGCGCTAATGTCGTTCCAGGTGCCGAGGGCCATACCGGACTTGGCGTAGAAAGGAGCCAAGTAAAGCGAACCGGTGGTGTAGCCCGTGACCGAAGGATTGATAGCCACGTTGAAGTTGGCGGAACCGGGTGTGCGCTCGGAATGGATGAAGTTGAAGCCCATGAAGCTGGTGATCTTGCCGTCCATGAGCACAGGCTTGGTGTTGTAATCCAGGCTTGTGGCCTGAATCTCGTTCAGCATGTTGTCGTGCTGGAGAGCGTTGATGACCACGAACAACTGATCGTTGTCCACGTCCACTTCGGACTGAAGCAGGATCTTCTTGGCAGCACGGAGCTTGGCCACGTTCAGGCCAGTAGCAGCCGAGGAACCCACGGTGGAAGCGACCACCTGAGAGCCGCTGCCATAGGCAGACAGCAAGCCGGTAGCGGTGGAGCCGTTCTCGCCCGTGTTGTTGCTGTTGAACAGGCCAGAGATGATTTCGTCATCCATGGCGCGACCCATCGACCAAACGCCACCCATGGTGTAGGGGCCAGCGGGATCGATGAGCATTCGAAGCTTGTCCTGATCGTCAATCAAGTCGGCCCAGTCGTAATCGTTGGGGTAGATCCAACGCTTATCCTGGGGGGTGCTGATCAAGGGGGTATCGGTGTGGCGGCCCTGGTTCCGGACAGCGCTTACGCTTCCGAACTGTTCGGCCATGGAAGCTGCCTTGCCCTGAAAAGCGTATTCCATAACGCTGGGGCGAAGGCGTGAGCCCTGCTGTTGCAGGAGCATCATGATGTTCGTGCTGTACTGTTGCACGAATGCGGTGCTTACTTGCGTGGACATATCGTGTCCCTCCGAGGAAAAGATGAAAGGTGCAGCCCGTTGGCTACGACTCTCGGCTTGTCCTCGGAAGAGGGGCCACTATCAAAGTGAAAAACCGTGTGGGGTCACTTGAAAATTTCAGGCGCCTTGTCCACTTTTGGCTTCCGGTTAACTTTCTCGGGTTTCGTTTCCGATTCCGTTGTGGGTTCCCCGGCAACTAGAGCATAAAACTTTTTCTGAATGTGTGCAACTCGTTCGATGTCTTGGTGGTTGCCTTCGTTTCGGGCCTGGGCCATGGCCAACTCTAGGCACTTAACCTGAGCTTCCGAGGCGTCCATCATTCCTCCGGATGCGCGAAAGCGTGCAGCCGCTTCATTTCAGCTACGGCTTCAGTGTCATGGCTGACATAACGCGACACGAAGTTCTTGTCCCGAGTCAGTTCCTGAATCCTGGCCTTGGCTTGGCCTGGGGTCATGGCCGAACCAAACTTGGGCGCTTTGTCTCCGGTGACGAACTCAGCTTCACCCATCTGGGCGCCGATCTTCTGGAAGAACGCCATGGTGGCTTTGTGGCCCAGGGTCTGGGAAAGCTGGTCGATCATCTCAGGGGCGACGCCCAAACCTCGGGCAGCCGTCTGGGCCTGGGTGAGATTCTGCTGGAACGCTGCACCCCATTCAGACTTCAGGGCTGCGTCATCGGCAGCGTAGGCTTGCTCAGCCTGGGCCTTCTGAGTTTCCATGAGGGTCTTAATGTGCGTGTTCCATTCAGCGGAAATGCCTTCGCCCGCCTTCTGAGACACGCCATGCTTGTGGAACCATTCGCCCGCCTGCTTAGCGAACGCTGGGTCCGCGCCTTCGGGCATCTCGATCTTGTATCCAGCCGCGTCCGCAGGGCGGCCCAGCCGATTGAAAAAAGCGTCCATCTCCTGGGGCGAAGCATCCGGCTTCGGGAGGATGACGGCATTCCCGGCTCGATCCGCGCCAAGAAGTTTTTCCAGATTACGATAGCCTTCCAAGACTTGCTTGGGCTCGGACCATCCTTTGTTCTGGACGTAGCCCACCAGGGTTTCATCCGCGCCATCCAGCCATGGGATGGCTGGGCCAGGGGCAGGGGTTCCGGCTCCTGCTTCAGTGCCTTGTCCGTTTGCGCCTTCGGCGCCGGGGGCCAAATCAGTCATTGGTGTTGCTCCTTGAAGAGGGGCCCGCACCATGCAGGGCCCAAAGTTGCTCGTCGGTCAAGTTAAGGTTCTTCTGAATCCTGAGCCAAACTTCACGTCGCCCTTCGGCGACACAGTGAGCCCGTTCGTTGGAATTGAAGGTCGTTTCCGTAGCCCGGCAGAACCGGGCCAAGTCTTCGAGAACTTCCTGGCCCATCGGATTCAGAAAGGTTTTGCAGTAGACGTTTCGGCGCCTGCTGATAAAATCTCGGACCGCTTCTATGGGGGTCATACCGGCTGCCCCATCGACTGGTTGGTGCCTTCAGGCGAAGCCGCCTTCATCATCTGGGCCATGCCGGGCAATGCCTGGGTGATCTGGGCAGTAGCCGTTTCAGCTTCGCGGCCCTTGCGGCGTGCGTCCACCGTCTCAGCATCCCGCAGGAACCGGAACGGAACTGCGTTGATGTCGGCCAGTTCGGGGATGATGGTATCCACGTCGAACCAATCCATCGCGCTGGGGTCCTGGGTCTGGGCGGCCATCTCGGCGGCCCATTGCATGGTGCGCATGGTTCCCGCAGCTTCCTCGGCCCGCATGGCGCGGTTCAAGGGCGCGTCGTATTCCACGTCATACTGAGCCCCGGCATCGATGAGGATCTGAGGCGGGGGCGGGATCAAACCCTGGAACATGAGCAAGTCAAACTCACGTTCGATCATGGGGCCCAGGGCTTCAGCCTGGAACCGCCCCATGGTGGGCGAGAGCAGGGCGCCCTTCTCGCGGGCCCGTTCCAAAACTTCCGTGGCCGTCATCTGAGGCGTCTCGACTAAGATCTGGAACAACGTCACCAGGAAGGCATCGTTGATGACCTGACGCTCATCGTCCATCATGTCCTTGCCGATGGCCAGGTTCCCCACAGGCAGCGCATGCACCAAGGCGCGGCCATCCGAGTTAACCCCGCCATAGTTCATCGCGCCCGGCTTCATGCTGAAGCCATCCAGGATGCCGTCATCATGCGCCAGCAAGACGGGGTCAACCGCACGGTGGCCCTGCTTCAGCATGGTCTTCTTCTCTTCGTTCAAGACGTTGATGGAAGGCAGCACGTTCATGGCAGGGGATCGGCCAAACAGTTCGCCGGGTGCTGTGAGATACCGAGCAATGCTGTAGGGCATGCACCGATAGGCGCCCGTGCCGAGCAGGACTCGGCCTTCCTTGAGAATGTAATGGGACGAAAAGCGCTTGCCCTTCGAATCCAACCGCCCCGGTTCAAACTCGCGGTTGGGACGAACGCAATGGATAATGGTTTCTTCCTGTTCGGCGTTCACGTCGAGCTTGGCCTGCATGCCTTCGGGCATCTTGTCTCGGCCCCACTTCTGAGCGATCTGCCGAAGCGTCATCTTGAAACGGCGGAACACTTTATCGGTCTGCCCCTGGTGGTTCACCCCGAAGAACAGTTCCCCAAGGTGGACCTGCCGATACCGCAGCCCCTTCGCCGATGGTCGGGTGGGATCGGTGTAGGCATCCACGAACATGCAGCTTGTGCCGAACGCACCAATGGAAACGTAGTTGTCGTGAATGTTCGCCTGGAATCCCGAGTGTGGGCTGTAGCGGTAATGGAACAGGGCATCGCTCACCGTATCGAACCACGCCATGGTCGCCCGGTCTTTCTTGAGCACGGAATCAGTGGGCCGCATCCGGTGCCACCGGCTATTCGCCGGAGTCAACATGGATTCCATCGCCGCCGCGAACTTCCACAAGGCAGCATTCGCCGTCACGTCATACTGCTCTTGACTGCGCTTCTGCCCCGGCGTTTGGTTTCCCTGGCTGAAGAACGTGGTGGAGTAGTACGGCAGCACCTTCAGCGCCACTTCCTCCCAGTGATTCTCCCAAATGCCCCGGTGCTGGGAGGCGTTGGAGAATTCCCGCAGGATATCGCCCACCAATTCTTCGGAAGCTGTGCTCTTGGGGTCCAAGGTCGTTTCCATGTTATTGCCCCAAGAGATACTTCGATGTGCTGTCGTTTCCAGCTAGCAGCGGCTGCGCAGGCTTCGCCACGGATTGAGCGTTCGCCGGGCTGGCCATCTGGCCTGGAGCGTAAACATACTGCCCCATGTCGGGCGCGGCCTTCACTTCGTAGCCGTAGAGCCCCATCTTCAAACCCACGGGGTCGTAGGCATAGCGCCCAGCCTTGCCACCATACACGCCGGTCATCTGGCCCAGCGGATCCCACTTGCTTACTTCAGTTCTATATTTGCTATCGCCATAGAAGTTAAGCGCAGTCCCAGCCGGATCGAACCGGGAGATGCCATCCTTCCAGCCGCTGATTCCACCGAACTGTGCCTTGTTCAGATCCTTGCCAGCTTGAATCAATGCGCTCACGGCTACCTCCCCAAGAGCACTTTCGATGTCGGGCTTGCCTTGGTGTTCACGCCTGCCCCGCCCGTAAGCATGGTGGACGTTCGGCCACGGCCCACACGTTCGGCCATCTGCCGTGCTGCGATGTCAGATTCCATCTGGCTACTGGCTACCGTAGGCGCCGGAGGCGGGGTGGATGGTGCCTGCACTGTCGGCTTTTGGAACATACTACCCATGGCTAGCCTCCCGCTTGAAGCCTAACACATTGAAGGCTCTAGGAAAACATGGCGTAATCCACGTCTTTCGCAACCCTGGCATTTCCGGTCCACGTCCTGGAAGTCCTAGCGTCGTTCCGCGCCACCGGCTGAGCGAACGTCATGGCCAGCGCATCCGCCGAATCCGGTGATGCCATGCCCCGCTTGTCTCGCATATGTTCCTTACTTTCCAACACAATCTTGTTCGTCACCGGATGGTAATCGTATTCCGGACCCACCAGGTCAGACCGAAGATCCGAGTCGCTAGGCACGGCCCCGAGTGCCAACCACTCCTTCATGAGCCCCCAGATTTCAGCGCGCTTATTCAGGTATTTGTTTCCATCGTTGGGACTTCCACCGGCCTGAACCTCGATCACCCGGAACTTCCAGGACTTGAGCATGTCCACCACGCCACCGCCCACACCGTTGCCGTCCACGAAGATCGCGTCAACCTTGTGCTTCTGGGCAGCCTCGGCCACCATGTTCGCCACCTTTACGGTGTCATCACATTGGACTTTGATCCACGGGATCGTCCGTGCGTCGCGGCCCTTGCGAAATGCCAGCACCGTTTTATCCCGACCGCCACGCGCCACGTCCACCCCCAGGAGCAGAGGCGCACCTGGGTCGGCGCCCACTTCCCGGGCCACTGCGTCAGCAACCACTGAGTTTGAAATGAACTGCTTCGTGGCCTGGTTCGGGAACTTCCCGTAAACTTCCACCCTCGCTTCATCCGAATCCTCCCCGAACTCCTTGATGATTGCTTTGGCTTCATCCAGCGACACGCCTTCCACGTCGCGGATATCGATCTGAAGGGGCCGCCACTGATCCCGATTCTTGTGGAAGCACTCGAAGAATGCCCCATCGTTCCGACGTGGATTGGAGAACGCCAACCAAAAACGATTCTCGGTCTGCTCGGTGAACACGCCACGGGCCACAGTCCAAATCTTTTCGGGGATACCCGACGCTTCGTCAAAGAGATAGCACTCGCCCTTGACGTTGTGGGCACCCGCGAATGCATCCGGATTCTCTTCGCTCCAAAGCTGGGCCGCGATATACCAGTATTGCGGATCCACCTTCAACTCGTCGCGCACCTTCTCGCTCAACCACTTGGCCGGAACGATGCTCGTGGCGTTGATGTCGAACCAATGGGAGTTGATCGCCAGGGTGATCCACTTGCTGATTTCGGGAAACGTCTTGGTCTTAAGCTGCGGTTCGCCATTGGCGGCCACCCAGACGCTGGAGCCGATGCGCGTGGACACGGCCCAGTGGGATATCCACCCGAAGAACGCCGACTTGCCTGGACCGCGCCCGCTGGAGATGGCCTTCTTGAACATCTCGGGGAACTCGCCGTTGATATGCTTGTGCCGCTGCGCATCCTTCAGATACGCCGACATCTCGTTAAGAACATCCTTCTGCCACTGCCGTGGCCCGTGGACGTGCTCCAGAGGCGTGCCTTCCTTACCCCAGGGGTAAACGAACATCACGAACTTGAGAAGATCGTCGGCCAACTCTGGCGACCACAAGTGGGCCATTAGGTCCTGCTCACCTTGGGCTGTGTAAACCGGTTGCGATGCCGCCATGGGTGAAGTATAGCCTTTCGAATGATTTTTGTTTTAGTTATAAATAAAAAATTTTTAGGTTTGAAGGATGCAAAGTTTGTCGGAGCTAGGTCCCGCTATGGCGATAGCGCACGATTTCTCACCCCCACCCCCACCCCCACCCCCCTGCGATAATTTAGGCACCCCCCACCCCCCTCTGCATATTTCCGGGTCCATTCTCAACTGGATACTTTGCATCCTGACATTGCATACATGGATACATTGCAAAGAGGCATCTTACATTGAGACGTAGGGTTACATAATAACTATTAACACAAATCCGTTATTCATATCTTAATCTAAGTAAAGATATCCTCGACCTTATCATCCAGCACCACTTCAGCATCCTCGAACATGGGCACACTGAGAGCAGGCATCGATGCGCGGGACCTGGCCTGCGTCAGTGCGTCAGTGATGGAGATGGCCGTGGATACGTTCAGGTCCACGCGATCGCCGTAGACTCGCTGATTGTATTTCGATGCAGCCCAACGCCTAATATCGGCCATGTTGCGGCCACGCTGCGGGTCAATGTCCGGATTGTCTACGGCTGATATGGCTTCATCAACCAAAACATCGGCTTGCATCTCACGAGCACGGCTATAAGAAACTGACAATTCTTTACTACTTGAGACGGCCACATGGAAAGCGTGCAACGTGCATCCCGCCTGAGCGCACGCTTTACGCAAGGTCAAGCCTTCCATGATCCCAGCAACTACTCTCCGCCCAGCTTCCATTTGTGCAGCTTGCCTGGCATCGGCTAAGGCTGGATTCCGGGATTTACTCAGAGTTGCCAAGTCCATCTTTCACGCTCCTGCACAAAAATATCCTTATTTTTCAACGTTTTCCACCGGTGTGACCAAAGTCACACAACTTTTTGTAGCGAAGTCCGCTACACGCCCCATACTTGAATCACTGGCGGATGGCCGCCCTCATTGCCTCGGAGGCACAAATGAATCTAGAGCTTATCCTCTCACCTTGCGAACTTGAAGATCTGGGCTACCGGCTCGAAACACTCGCCGAACTCCAGAGCCTGCTCTGCGAAACTTTTCAGGCATCCTTCTAATGCCAACAGGAGATGAGATGGCCAAGCGAATCAACGTTGAATGCAAGGGTCACTACGACACCAACGCAACAGCCACAATCAAAGCTGAGGTGCTTCCGACTGGATACGCATTCATTTCCGAAAGGCAGTATCGGGACGCGGTGAATCGTGCGGGACTGGTGAGCGGTGACTACCTCGTGTTCTCTCCGCTCAGCGATGATACATGGTCCACCACCGATGACGGCTGGATGACGGTCATCTAATGCGACGCTGGCTACTGCTCGGCTTCATCGTCTCCGGATTCATAACCTTCCTCTCTTGTCTTTAGGAGCTAACATGCAATTTACATTCGAACTCACTGACACGTTCGGCGGAGAAGCAAACTATTCGTGGGTTAAGCGCCACGCCCACCAGACCAAAAACGAAAACCCCTCAGACCTTTCACTAGTTAGGGCCGCCAAAGCCTGGGCGGGATGGCAGGAGATACAATGCACCATCGAGACTTGGGGAGAAACCATCGCCATTCACCCGGCTGGAATGTGCTTGGTGCTGTTCGTAGCGCCCTCGGACCAAGTGTAGGCTGTTCCCCCTGTTCCCCCATCCTCTCACCATCGCAGAACAAAAAATCCTTATACAGTATATACAATGTACCTATATATCTTACTTTTCTTAGATTAAAAAGATATATAGGTACATACACTCAAAAACACCCACCGGAAAAACATATATTTTCCCCCCGTGGTTTTCCCGCCCTCACGTTTCCCCGGCGGAGTTCAAAACCACTAAGAATACTAAGAACGTAAGAACATGCTACTCTCGCTAAGCGCATATCGTTCCCCGTGGCCTAGAACAACATAGAACACACGGAACAAAACCCCTCAAAACAACTCTCAGGAGCTAAAATGTTGCGAACTACCCAAAAAGAACTCGAAGCCTTGGTCGCCCAGATTAATGATTTTCACGGCTTCGAAGGTAAAAAAGTCTGGAATACTGTGGACGGGAAAAATTTTTCCACCGTCGGAATGTTCACCCTTTACTACGCCTATGGCGCGGTTAGCCTGCATCGCATCGCCAACCAAGGCGGAGGGGTCTCTGAGATTATCCCGCTATCGACCAAGCGCGAACTGGCAGGAAGGCTCCGATCCCTGTACCAAGGCTTAGCCATGGTGCGCACCACTGAATGATCCCTATCCTTTGGCGCCTACGCGGCGCCTAAGCATGGGAATTGTCCCATCTCTCCCAATGGAGCCCGATATGCAAGTCCACTTTAACCTTTTCACCTTGACCCTAACCCTGTCAGATGCCCAAACGGGAAGTCACCAAGGCCGATGCGACGCAGATATCTCGTACCTTCGCTGCCAGCCAAGGATCCGCCGCCAACTGGCCAAGCTTGACCCTGAAGCCGTAGCCTCCGAACTGAAAGAGTTTGGCACGTGGGACGCCACCGAGTTAGCCTGCGAGGATGACAATTTAAGCCGCATCCTCTGGATCGCATGCGGAAATATCGTGGAAGAGGCAAGCGATAAAAAGCGGGCGCGTGAAACCGCTAAAGAATTGAACCGATAGCCTAACCCTCCCACCTTCCCCAATCATCCTTGAAAGGACCCACCATGCGATGCACCAACCAAGTCCCCGAACTAAACGAAAACGGCCAGGTCAAACTTCGCCGGCCAAAGGGTTGCTACTGGGCACCATGCCAAACGGCCATGATCCTGTCCGGTGAACCGGCGCCTCACCTTCTCAAGGGCGATGGCCGGGCACCTGTATCAATTCAGACCTACACCTGCCCGGCGTGTGGTGCTTCCCAGACCATCCAGGACTTTGGCCAGCTAGATGGCGTCAAGAAAACTCCGAAAAAAGACCTTTACAAGGTCAAGGCGCCCAGAGTTCAGCGGCTCAAGTATTACATGCGATGGGCTACACAGGATGGCCATGGCCATGAGGAGCAATTCAGCACGGCGAAAGAGATGCGACTGGCAGAACCGCGCATCCGCTACACCGCCGATGCCATCACTTCCTCAGTCGAGATGCTTAGCCGCTGACCATCCTTTGGCGCCACTAGGCGCCTAAGCATGGCCAGTGCACCATTGTCGGGAGACGATATGATTAACTTAGACTTGATTTTAGCCAGTCACGCCGGATGGCTGAAAGGTGCGCACGAAGGAAAACGCGCGAACCTCAGTGTCGCGAACCTCAGAAACGCGAACCTCAGTGTCGCGAACCTCAGAAACGCGAACCTCATTGGCGCGAACCTCAGAAGCGCGGACCTCAGTGGCGCGGACCTCAGTGGCGCGGACCTCAGTGGCGCGGACCTCAGAAACGCGAACCTCAGAGGCGCGGACCTCAGAAACGCGAACCTCAGAGGCGCGGACCTCAGAAACGCGAACCTCGATTTTGCATCCTGGCCTCTGCATTGCGGCGGAGCATTGGCTAAATTCGACACCAGGCTAGCGCTTCAACTCATCTATCACGCATTCAACCAAGATCACCAGGACCCTGAGATATTGAAGGCCTTGGAACCTCTTCGCCCCTTGGCCCAGAGGTTTATCTCAGAGTTTAGGACCGATGCGACACCCCTCAGAACCTTGTGACCAAGATCACTAGACCGCTTCATTTTTATTTTCCCTTCCACCCACCATTGCTTTTGTTTCACTGGACGCTACACTTACCCCTATGCGAAACATGCCCTCCGAACCCGACAAGCCAGTGAAACCACGCATCTTGCGTCCACGCTACGACCAAGCCGCCAAAATTATCAGCAAGTTCGGTGGAGAGGCACGCTTCGCTAAAATCGTGGGAGTTCATCGTGTGACTGCCTATCGGTGGAAGTCTCCGGCCCCTTGGGGCACTGATGGGCTCATCCCACATCGTCAGATTGCCAGGATCAAAGCAGTTGCTCGTGTTTACGGCGTGCTACTCACCGATGCCGACTGGGCGCCGAACCATATCGATTACTCAGGCATTCCGGATGGTGCATACCTTCCGGATCCGTTTCCTACGCTGACGTTCGGCCTATGAATCCGCCGCGCTATTTCTCAGTGCATCCGTTCATAGGCGAAAAACGAGACTATACCAAAGCATCTTGGAAATCAATTTCAGGCTATTGCCGAGCAGTTAACCGGATAATCTCAGCCGAGATGCAAAAAACCGAATTGGAAACCGAGCGATCATTCCTTGAAGTTTGCATTTACGGGCAGTCCATCACGCGGCTGCCTAAGCCCTAGCCCGGTTATCATTAGACCGCTTCATTTTCAAAAGGACCCAGCATGCTGACCTACACCGAGATGCTTCCGCACTCAACCAAGCCAATGGACCCGCAGGAAACCCGATACGAGGAAAACACTGGCGGATGCCTCGGATGCGCCTTAGCCGTGGCCGCCGTGCTGGGGGTGTTCTGTGGGCTCATGCTTGTGTGGGTGGTGCTGGGATGATCGCTAGCAAAGATCCCAAGCCGGAAGCGCCGCCGAAAGCCAAAGGCTACCAGTGCAAGCCCATCGCCCAGCATATCCACCGCCAAAAGGCGCCGGGATCCCTTCAACATGCGCAGGGCAAACAAGCCAGGATCCACATTTACATCCCCGAACCGGCCCAGGCCATCCAGGACTTAGCCGAGCACGAAAAGACTAGACCGGATCACATTAAAGCTACCCACCCCAACGCACCTAACGCTTTGCGAAAGGCTTGGGAGAAGTGGCGCGACGATCACCTGCACCTTCGCTGCCTGCTAACGATGGCCGAAAAGGCCGAGCATGCCGGATGGAAGCCTTTGAAAGGAAACGAATAATGCCTCTCTATGATTACAAATGCGCCAATGGCCACAAAGAAGAGGATGTGCGAGAGCAGCACACTGCGCCAACCGTTCACCCATGCCCAATCTGTGGCGCTGACTCCGAACGTCAAATGTCTTTTCCGAGCCGGATCGTGTTCGTGCAATGTATCAACCGGATCCCGATTTAGGCGCCTGCTCTATTCCGAGAGCAGAACCAAGAAACCCAACAACAACGCAGGACAGCGCCCATTTTGGGATTGGCTGATTCTGTCCAAGATCGGAGCGATATGAAATTCGGGAAAATAGCCAATCCGACCATGTGGGCTTTCGGTATCACGAGCCTGATTTACCCCGAAACAGGGAAGCGCACTTTGGCGTTTCACGTTGGGAGATTCACCCTCGTCGTCTTCTAAGGAAACCTGAATGAACCTCGAACATGGCAATGCCACTCGAAAACGTATTCTTAGTGCAGCTTCCTCCACAGCCATGAGACCAGCCGCTAACCCCATCCAGATTGCCGCGAAGCTCTATGACTGTCGAGACACCATGAAATCTCTGTTTGGCGAAACCTACAGCGAAGTGACCCGCGAATACAAGGAACACCTCCAGGCATTCGCAGACCGGAACAAAGTGAGCGTTATTGATGCAGCCCTATCCATCGCCAAAGGTTTGGAAGCGAACGGGCATGGTAGGGCGATCCCCCTGCTACTCGCCTCTGCTGTCGAACTTGTCGAGCCTTCCATTTAGCTCTTGTCCACATTCACGAACCATCCGGAGAATCTATGACAATCGCATTTTCGACCAACGAAGAGGAATACCGGGACGAAGGAGATTCGACCCGCGAAGATGCCATTCTTCGCTGCATCAACGAGGAAGATTTGGAAGTCGGGCAGCACTGTTGGACGGCGGTGCCAAAGCCCGTCGATCTGAAACGGTTCTTGCCACGCGCTGAACGCCTCCTGGAAACCATCAGCGAACAAGCCTATGACGAATGCGGCGAGTGCGCCGAATCGTGGCTGGAAGGTCTGCCTAAAGAACAGGTCCAAGACCTCGAAGAGATGGTCCATGCCGCGATTGTGGCGTGGATGGAAAAGCACAACGAGCTTCCCCACTTCTGGAGCGTGGAACAGGTTCAAAAACACGAAGTCACCCAAGAACTCTTCCTTCAGGCGCAGTCCTGAATCTGTCCAGGAGCACGATATGACCGTCGCCCAAGAGAACCGCTGGAAGCGGAAGTGCATTGCTGATTTCAACGCGGTCAATGATCGCCAGATCGAAGCCGAGGCGTTTTCTCGGCCCAAATTCACCCGGCTCCCGGTTGCGCCCCCGTCTGCCAATCCGACCCGCCGTGAGGTGCGGAACTGGATGCGCCTGAACTGGTCAGACTACGAGACGGCGACCGCACTCGCGGAAGGCGTCAACGTCGCGCTGAACCTCCCCAAAGAATGGCTTGATGATCCCGACCACTGGGTTTGGGACGAAGCCCTGCTTGCCCACGATGGCGAGTGATGTCCAGGATAAGGAACCCTCCATGCAAGTCCACAAGATTGAAATCCTCGTGATCGACTTTGATGAATGCGGAGCCGAGGGCGTGAAAGAAGTCATCGAGAACACCCGCTACCCGAATCGCTGCATCAATCCCGAGGTCAAGAAGATCACAACCGTTGAGACGAAGTGGAGCGATGAGCACCCGCTCAACCATCTAGAAACTGCCGACGCGGCTTACCGCATCATGTTCGGCTAAGCATGTCCAGGAGTCACGATGCCTTGGGATGAAATCCGACAGAACAAAGTCGCTCTTACCCTGATGGTGATTGCCATTGTTATTTCCATCTACGCAATCGCAACGCGCACCTTCTAACTCGCTGATGTCCAACCTCATCCCATTGAAAGGAATCCCATGCCACCGAAACGACCAAGCCCCGCGAAGCTCCAAGCCACTTGTGATGCCTGGAACGCCAAGCATCCCGTTGGGACGCCCGTGATCCTCAACAAGGACGGGGTTGGAGACGTTGAAACCGCCACCACTTCCGTCGCACATGTATTAAGCGGTCACAGCGCCGTGATTTGGCTGGAGGGCATCAGCGGGTGTTACCTACTCTCCCACGTTCGCCCCCTACCCTTCCCCGTCTAGCTCTTGTCCAGGAGTCACTATGCCTTGGGATGAAACCCGACAGAACAAAGTCTCTCTTACCCTGATGGTGATTGCCATTGTTGTTTCCATCAGCGCCCTCCTTCTCTCCGAACTCTGCAACTAAGCCTGTCCAGGCTCTGCCATGGACTCAATTTAAAGGAAACCCCACATGGTCACGATGATCACCGCCCTGACGATCCAGCAGCATGGAGACGACGAAATCCGAACATGCGCTGGGCAGGACAAGAAGACCAAGAAATGGGCTGGCTTCATCAACCTGTATCACGGGGATGACTACCACACCCTTCTCATCAGTTCCGATCCTATTTTCGATTTGGAAAGCCTCGCCATCGACGCCATGACCAAGCTCATCCAGGAAATTCGAGGGGTGGACTTGGCTGCGAAATGCGCTGAAGCCTGAGCACGTCCATCAACTGCATCACCCCATCGCCCAGGAGGGCACGTGGACACCGAAACCCCATGCAGATACCTACGGCATGACCTCAGCCCGGTGTCCGTATGCACGTTCGCACCCACATTCGTTCCAGTCTGCCCAGCGGACTGCCGCCGATGTGAGGCGCATGACACATTCCCATCGCAGCCCGAATGAGGCTGTCCAGGAGCACACCGATGCCCAACCTAATCTTAGGCTTCGACCCAGGAATGGGCGGCGCCATCGCACTTTACGACCCCAAAGAACCGAAGCGCAGCCAAGTGTGGGATATGCCTAAGGCCATCAAAGGCATTGACGCGCCCAAGTTGTCCGACCTTTTGGGGTGCATCATGGCAGAAGACCTGGATCGATCTTTCTCGGCTATCGTCGAAAACGTAGGCTCTCGCCCACGTCAAGCCGGAGCCTTTAACTTCGGCTTGTCCACCGGCATCATCCATGGCGTGTTGGCCACGCTCGAAATACCGTTTACCCTCGTCACCCCAACCGAGTGGAAAGGCGCGATGGGGCTTACCCGCTACCCTGAAGAGACTCAGGACCAAAACAAGCAACGGGCCCGCCTGCTGGCGATCCAGCTTTTCCCTGGACTCGCCGAAGACCTCAAGCTCATGCGCCATGATGGCCGGGCTGAAGCCTTGCTCATGG